ACTTTTTCTAAAACCTTGCCTAGGTTTGCTAGGGACTCGGTATTTTTATCAATGTTGCCGTCTGCATTGATACCTTCAATTAAACCTTTTCCAATTGATTCTTTGATTTGATCAATGGAAACTTTAAGTTTATCCATATTTCCAGTAAATCCTTGGGCAGCTACCGAAGCTTGCCCATCAAAAGTTACTGATAAGTATTTAAGAATGTCATCAAAATTGTTAGCGGCTAATTGAGTTTTAGTTATACCCAGTTTCATAGCGGCTAAGCCTTTGGTGTTGCCTTGATAAGCCTTGCTCAAACTGTCTACTACATTGCCAAGTGAATCACCTGTGGTTGCTGATATGTCTAATGCAACGCCAAGGATTTTTTGAGATTTTTCAACATTGCGTGTGGTTAGCAATAATTGTTGCATTGCTGGATTAAGAGTTTCATCAACAATGCCAGTAGCACGACTCAATGAGTCAATGTATTTGTTTATATCATCTTTACGAAAAGCAAGTCCTAGATTGTTTAATGTTGTATATAAAGATTTAGCAGACTTTTCAGATTCATAAAATGCCTGAATTGTAGAACGACCAAAATTGAGTAATCCACCGCCAAGAGCTAAACCAGCAACCTGCTTGCCCAGTTTGGTAATGCTTTTCTCAGCTTGTCTAAATGCTGCTTTACCAACAAAGGACGCACCAATTTTGACCGATAAATCCTCTTTCGCCATCAGGCTGCCTTCTTTCCTGTATCAAATTCGTGTTTAGCGTCAATTAAAGCCTGAATAACTTTAGGGGTAACTTTCCCGTAGGTCATACCCCAAGCTTTAAAAATAACTCGTCCGTTCATCATACGACTTAAACGACCTGATTGGTTAGCCTTGCGTGGAACTTTGTAAAGTTCAGGCATACTATGAATAAATTGATATCCAGCAAGTGGGTTATTTGATTCGTAATAATCAATGCTTTGTTTTCCTGATCGCATTGAGTATTGCCAAACTTGATTGCCACCTTCACGCTTTTTCATACTTGTATAAGTTGGTCTGCCATTAGGGAACTTACGACCAGCAGTTTCAAATATTGCACCACCAGCTGAGTGGTTGTAAATCTGTGCTAAATAAACAAAACCCCGTCTATTAGGTTTGCTTGGAGTTGTAGTGTAATTAACTCCACGCCTAGCTTCTCTAACATCATACCTTGGAAAAGGTCTGTAGTTAATTGTATCAGCACTAGAAATAGGTTTACCCCAATTAGATAATGGGGCTTGTAATGGTAAATAACTTCTTGCTTGTTGTTTTACAGGTTCTAAATAAGATTTAATTCGTTTATTAACTGCCTTGGCTAAATCTGTATCGTATTTACGCAACGCAACAATTAAGGCTTTACCGCCCTTTACCTCTATTGTGCTGCTCAATTTGTTTAGCCTTATCTTTCATATATGCCAAAGTTGCTAACAACAATGACCTATCCATGTTCAAATATTCAGAGTGAGGTATCGAAGTCTCTACAGCTAGTGAAGCCACTAGGTAGTGAAAATCGTACCTCGTTACCCATTTGGGGTATCGGCGTCCACAATTTCTACCTTTTTCAAGGTTTCTAGGAACTCTACCCCAAATGGTTTAACAGTTTCGCCTGAACGGCGTAAGCACTCCCAAGAGAGCCAGTACAGACCCGTCTGTTTTTCCTCATCTCGGAAATACTTATGGAATCCCATTTTCCAATGAGATTCAAATGCGTATTCAATCGCTGGTGAGATTTCAACTGTTGTGTCTTCACCTGAAGCCTTGGTGATTTTTAACGCTAACATTTTACTCCTTAGAAAGTACCTGAGCTTGCAACAGCAACTGTACCAGAAACTGTCCAAGTTACATCAATAGTACCTAGGTCACCAACTGCGCCGTTAATGTCGGTTAGGTTGTTGACTAAGCAGGTAGCGGTGTACAACTTGTTAGTTGCTGATACCGCAGCACTTTTATCTTGCAAAAATACACATGTAACATTTGTGCCATAAGCAGCTTGTAATGTAGCAAGTACATTTGAAGATGCTGTGTCATTATAAAAACTGATAGTTACTGAACTATCTTCTAATCCGGCCACACGCTTTACTCCTGAGTCCCCCATTGCTGTGACCTCAAGTTCGTTAAATTGGCGATTAATAGTTACTGCGCTTACATGGTCGCTAAGATCAACTGAGTTAACCTTAACGCCAACCTTATTGTTTAGAAATACAGCCATAGGTTATTCCTCGTCTTTCTTTACGATCTTTGGCTTTTCTGTGGATGGTGCTATTTGCCCGACTTTTTCAAGCCAAGCTTTGTCCAATGAAGGAACATCTATAATTTCTGACATATTAACTCCAGCTCGTGATTGCGCTTACATTGATTGTGGCAGTTAGCATCTCTTGTGCTTCAGCCAATACAGCAGGGGCTGAAACGCTTGACACATTTAGCTTCAATGTTGAAGCGGCTAACTTTGTAAATACACCAGTAACCATTTCCTCTAATTGTATCAACCCGCCCTGATTGTCCAGCATAGGCACAACGCAGGTGATAGTTAGATTGGCTTTTGGTGCAATGTTATATTGATTATTGCTAGGTTCTAGCATTGGTGAGTCCCAGTTAATAATTACTGAGTTTGCAATGGGTGAGGCAGGCGGAAAGGAAAAGACCTGCCACACCCCAGCGTTCTCTAACGCTGTCGCAAGGGTTGACCGAAGTGTCGTAACGGCGACAGTCATGTCAGCCAACCAAGCTGTTAGGACTTAAATATGGTGCTAACAAACCTCTTACTTTTGCGATCAGGCTGGCAGACATACGCCAAGGGCTAGGTTGAAAATCAGGTGTAATTGAAGTTGAATTGCTGGCTTGGCGAGATTGCCAAATATCTACAGCAACCATAAGTGATGCCTCACGAACTGCTGGAACTGTTGCGTAATCAACATATGTATCAGCTGCAACTGTTCCAAATGGTGCTACAGGATGATATGGTGCTGGAGTATTATTATTTCCAGTTATAGCGTAAGTAATTGTGTTATCGCCAACACCAGTTAAAGTTTTTGAACCATTATGTTTGCTTCCGTTACCACTAATGGTTACCGTTTGTCCTACATAAAAAATTCCATAAATGGATTGATCAAAATATAAAGTGCCTGAACTGGCAGTATTGCTATGACCTGAATTATTTAATGAGTTTACCCAAAGATAAGAACTGACAATATCTTGGCTACTTTGACAGACTTCCTCAACGACAGAATCCTGATATAACGAGCCTATTCCCAGAGCGCTTCTAAGCTCTGCTACTGTTACATAAGTTGCTGCCATTTTTTCCTCTCGTATAAGTTAGGGGGCAAAGGCTTCCAATGCCCCCTAACGATTGCTAACCTAGATTATGTAAGGTTAAAGCGGCGGACACCACCAGCAACAAGAACTCCTGCTGCTAAATATCCGTAAAGCATTGTTGAGATTTCGCCAGTCGCTGTAGCATTGGCGGAAAGTTGCAAGCGTGGAGATTCGTAAATTGCAACTGATGAAGGTACAACGATAAATGCTGACTCATCAATGTTTGTAGATACTGCCTTGTTAGATACATATAGATCCAAGCCAAGTACATTTCCACGAAGTGATTGAGAAGTTGCTGAACCAGCAGCGTTGTATGGTTGTGTAGCTGAATAAATTGGGCGACCTGTTGAGTCCTTTGAACCCATTAACAGACCCCATTGTCCTGTACCAGCGATATATCGTGAAGCCAATTCGCCAGTTGCTAGGTAAGCGGCAGGTGCTTCAGTTGAAACGAAGGAAATGATACCTGCTGAGTCAGCGTCAGTAGCAGTTGCTTGAGTTCCACCAGCAGTAAGAGCTGCAATTACAGCAGCCTCAGTTGCGCCAGCATATGCACGATTTAGGTTGTCTAGCATTGCTTGGAAGAATGAAGGGTCAGCACGATCTAGTAACTCAACTGAGTAAACTTGACGACCAGCGTACTTGTTTACAGTTAGGTTTACATAAGATGAAACAATGCCTGTCTCAGATGGTGCGCCAGCCTCAGCTGTTGATGCAACTGTTCCTGAAGTTGTGATCTTTGGTACAGAGATTGTCATACCAGCTGAAGGCAATGCCTTTACGCCGATTGCATCAATAGCAGCACGGGTACCGATTGAAGTATCGATTACTGATGACACATATTGAACAGGCTTGAATGCTGGGTTAGTTGTGAATGAGTCATTAGCAGCTGTAAGAGTTGCCTCTGCATCTGCATGTGCTACCCACTCAGCTGAAGTGTGATTACCCATTTGAGCCTTGATTGAATGCTCTAGGTATTGAGCCTGAGTTTTAATTCCTGAGCGTGGTGTTGTATAAACCGCCGCTGTTACTGTTGGGCGAGTTTCGGCAGCTTCAACCGCTGGGGTTTCTACTACCTTGTCCGCCACAGATTCGGTGTTTGTGTTTTCCACAATTTCCTCTTTTTCTGTTTTGTTGTCGGTTGACTCTGCTTCCGATTCGGATGCAGCAACGCTAGTTACTTCAGCTGAAGCAAATGCGGCAGCTTGTACTAACGAAACTTCCATGAGACGGGCTGCAGAAACTTCATACACGCCGCCGTTATTCTTTCCCTTAATAACTTCAACACCAACTGAAAGACCGCTGCGGAGATTCTCGCTTGCCTCAATTAGGCTGTCTGTTCCTCGTGTGGTGTTGGAGACTTTAAATTCTGCATAAATTCCTGAGTTATCCTCAGTCATTGACTTCATGCGACCAATAGGTGCTTTAGGGTCATGCTCTAGTAATAATTTTACTTTAGATGGGTCAGATACTTGGATTGAACCAGCTTTGAAAACTACTCTACCTGCTGAAGTATTTCCGATTTCATTTTCAAATGGCACAATTTTGCCAGCAATAATGCGGCGAGATTCTGATGCCTCTAAGTCGGCTGAAAAATTAATTATTTCCATTAGGACTCAACTCTTCCATTGATTGGGCTTGCTCAACAGTAATTAAACCGAGATTAAGCATTTTTTCTATTACATTCAATCTTTCTATTGGATTTGCTCTTAAAAATCCGCTGTCCATATCAAATGAAATTTTTTGGGTGGCTGGGGTTACATCATCCATACTGAGTCTTGACTCGACCGCAGTTATGTAAGGTTGCAAAGATAATGAAACAAACTGGCGACGCTCATCTTGTACATTTGAGTAAGTCATGCTGTTGTTCATGTCTGCTGATAAGTAATAAGCAGGTACATTACAAAGACGGGCAATTTGAGTAGCCATGTATTGCAATGCCTCGTTATACATCATGTCTTTTGGACTAAATGCAACTGGTTGAAATTCTAATGTT